AATAGAAAAGTTTTATCTTCCAAAAGACCCCACCCTCCTGAAAGCAAAGGAAAAACTGAGAAAACAACAATGGAGAGTTGACTTCTACAAAATGTGTTCTGATGCCATAAACAATCAAGGTTGGCAATTCAAATCGTATATGGAGGCCCTGAAACAGGGCCTTATGTGATCATTATATCAATAAATATCAAAAAAGTAAACAATGATAATTTATAAAGTAAGTAACAAAAAAACTGGTAAATCATATATTGGAAAAACAATTCTATCTATTTCCAAAAGGATTTCAAATCATCTGAATGAAGCCCAAAGAAATAAAAAGAGATATGTATTTCATAATGCGCTAATAAAGTATGGTATAGACAATTTCAACATTGAAGTATTATGTCATTGCTCAAATAAAGATAATCTCAGTAAAATGGAGACATTCTATATTCAATATTATAATACGCACTATCTCGATGGATATGGTTATAATATGTCTTATGGTGGAGATGGACAAATTGGGCATATACATACAAAAGAAACAAGAAGAAAAATGAGTTTAGCACAAAAAGAAAGACATAAAAAATTTGGGCATCCATTGTCGGGTAAACATTTGACAGAAAAGCATAAACATAGGCTTTCATTATTCTGGAAAGGAAAAGAAAGAAAAAAATGGACAGCCGAGCAAAAAAGAAAGGCCTCTGAATTTTGGAAAGGGAAAAGATCGGGTAAAAATAACTCGATGTATGGTAGAAAAAGAATTTTTTCTGATGAAACCAAAAAGAAAATAAGTGAGGCTGTGAAACTAGCGTGGCAAAAAAGAAAAGAAAATGGTTACAATTTGTAAACACGACTTTCTGAACATCCAAATAAACACGGAAGATTACAAATATCTCCGAGAAGTGAGAGACTTCTTCTCAGCATATGTCGAAGGGTATCAATTTATGCCCTCCTTCACCCACGGTGGATGGGATGGAAGAGTTTCAATGTTGAACCTCTCCAACAAAACAATCCCCTATGGTCTATTGACAGACTTCATAAAGTTCCACAAAAAATATCATTCAGAGACAGAATTGAAAATAGAACAAGATGTTCTCAATTTCTTCCGTGGGAAGAATGTTGATCCTGTATATGACTTGTCTCTCCAACCCCATTACTATCAGGATGATTGTATCAGGACTGCCCTCAAGTATAAACGGGGAATAATAAGGTCAGCCACAGCAAGTGGAAAGTCTCTTATCATATCCTACATAATCAAAACCCTGTTCGAAAACAACCTTTCAAAAAAGGTTCTCATCATTGTTCCCACAATTTCTCTGGTAGAGCAGTTTTATGGTGACCTCTTGGAATATGGTTATTTCAAAAAAGAAGTCTTGGGAAGGGTTTATGAGAAATGTAAGGAGTTTGACAGGAAGGTTGTCATTTCCACCTGGCAGACATTGAGCCGAAATCACAAATTACTTCCCCAATTCGATTGTCTGATATGTGATGAAACACACGGAGCCAAGGCACACGAAATCAAGAAAATCCTCAGCAAATGCACACAAGCGGATTACCGCTGGGGATTTACTGGTACACTTCCCACACCAAAAATCGACATATGGAATGTCAAGTCATACCTTGGCCCGATATTGAGAGAGTATGGTGCTGGTCAGCTTGGGGATGAGGGATATATCAGCAAATGTAATGTCAAGTTTGTTGGAATACATTACAAGGGGAACTATAAGGGAACCTATGAGGAAATCAAAGATGCCATTTTCAGAAATCATTTCAGGCTGAATACCATCAGGGATATCATCAAATCCGTGGACAAAAATATCCTCGTACTGGTTGCCAGAGTAGAAAAGGAGGGGATATTGCTGAAGCAGTATCTTGAAAAAAACCCAGTTGACAGCAGGGAAATTGTATTTCTGTACGGAAAAACAAAGGTCGAGGACAGGGAATATTGGAGAAAGGAATGTGAAAGAAGAAACGATATCATTCTGATCGCGACTTATGGTATATTCCAGATGGGTGTCAACATTCCATCATTGAAGTATGTCATTCTCGCCAGCCCGTTCAAAAGCAAAATCAGGGTTCTTCAATCAATTGGTAGAAGTTTGAGAAAACACGCGGATAAACTGGACGGGGCCTATGTATTCGATATTTTCGACAACTGTAAATATCTGAGAGACCACGGTATAAAAAGAGAACGACATTATATATCTGAGGGGTTCAAGGTCGAAGATATCCCTCTTGAAGAAGGATCATCATTTTTTCCCACCGAAAACCAGTAGATGTGATTTTCCCAAATTACTTTTCATCATCGAAGAAAAATAATCCTTGTATTTTTTTATGTATTTGTTGATATCCGGTTGATGCTTGTTTATATGATCTTTTTTTTCTGGTTTGCCGAGCAGAACATCTGACGGAAATGAAATAATCATTACACCCTCCTTATTCAATACGCTCACAAAATCATCTACCAATCTGAAAGCATTTTTTCCTTCAAGGTGTTCCAATGTTTCAATACAGAGAATTACATCCACCTTCGGCACTTTTGTTTTTATATCGTCCTGCTCAAGGTCGAGACAAAAAGTATGACACCCAAAATCAAATAGCCTCTCAAGTTTGTCTTTGGCTATATCAACACAATAATAGTTCTTTGGATTGACCCCCTTTTGAAACAGGAAATAATCGGCAACATTATGACCATCACCGGAGGCACAATCAAGCCAGTTTCCCCCATTGAAATACTTATTCGGAACAAGAAAAGATAGATGAATTGCCTTGCTATCTTCCAGATTTGCCCTACTTCTTTTATTGAGGATGAGAGCCTCCATACATAATTTTTTTATCTCCTCATTATCCGTCAGGTCATATATCTTTTTTACCTTTTCTGATATTGTTCCTCTCACATTGATTTTTTCTTTCATTTCTCCCCACCAATATAATAAATGTTTTTGCGGAGCCTTCCGGCTTCTATTTTTCTGAAAAATCTTTCCATCAATTTTTCTAGCGATCCTTCATCAAAATACGATATATGCTCATATTTCATCCATCCATCTGTATCATAGTAAGATGGAACCTCAACATATATAATACCCTCTTTTGACAATAATCGTTGCCATATATTCAAAACTTTACTTGGATATGGTAAATGTTCAAGACAATGAGATGCAATAATAGTGTCATACTGCTTTATCGGTAGTTTATCTATAAATTCCTCGGTAGTAATATCACCATTTATAATATTCCGTCCTGTGGCCATATTATCAACATTTACAAATTCCTTATATCTTATTTCAGAGGCGTCCATCGCCTTCTGGAACCTCGCCATTCCACTACCAAGGTCGAGAATATTTTTATCCACAAAATATTTTTCAAAATGTTTGACAATCGAAAGATTATGTTTCGACGGGTTCAATAATATTTTACTTCTGATATTTCTGAAGAGGTCTTGGGTGTACCGATAATCGAATTGCATAAACCCGCAAGACCCACACTTATATAAAACAAACTCACCAAGTTGTTCATATGGATTTATTATACTATGACACACTTCACAATTCATCTATTTTTCCTCAAAACGTGCCATCTATAAAGCTCGTATTCATTTCCTCTGTAAAAAATATATCTTATCCTGTTTTCATAGCCACCAAGATGTAAATGTCTGTAGGCCGCCGCATGGGGATATATTTCCCTTATATCGGGACAACAATTACAATGGAACCCATTCTTTATCTGATATCTGTCAAACAATGTACCAAAATAGTCCATCAGGTCTGAATTACTGAAAAACCATATGTCCTGAAGGTGTTTCAGTTTCAGAGAGTGATTGTTCTTTTCATATCTCACAGCATCGTGATAGCCCGGATAAGTATTGTAGTTTGAAGCCCAGAAATATTGAGGATCAAACTTGGAAAAATCCACGGGCTTCAACCACATCGTATCAAACCTACCAACCATCACCAAGTCATACTTGAAGTTGTTTTCCTGTTCGTATTGTTTCTTCAGCTCCAATGTTCTTTTACTACTGTACCACCTACTGAAACCGTTCTGCACTTTCAAACTCTTGGAGAACTTCCTCTGTTTTTCAAAAACAAATTTCTTTGGTTGATATAATTCCACAAGTCTTTGTTGATATTTCGGCTCCCAACAATGGATGAAAACATCCACTCCCGATTTCCTCAAAATATATTTCCGATAGTGGTCATAACATCTTACATAGTCGATTGTCGAACCACCACCAAAAGAACCATCAGACCCACCAATAAGACCCATCAAACAAAGAGCATACTTGTTCATTTGAAGCAATGTAAGACCCACCACCTATAAATTTCATAGTCTGACCATCGGTAAAAGGCATATCTCAATTTATCCTTGTATACAGGATGTAGATGTATCCAATCCCATATAAGTTTATGAGGGTCATATTCTATATTCCCTATTTTGGGAATGTTGTCATATAATCCTCCGACATAATCAGCAATTTCTGTTCCCATCAAAAACCACATATCGAGAAGTCTGTGAGATTTTGGGGAGGTATTGCTCTTATCCGATGCTATCCTGTAATTGTTTTTCGGTCTTGGATAATCATTCCAATGAGAGGCGTAAAAATACTGGGGATCAAACTGGTCGAACTTCACGGGAACAAACCACATCAGATCAAACCTACCCAGCATTACCATATCATACTTGAAGTTGTTTTCCTGTTCGTATTGTTTCTTCAATTTCAGGGATTGCTGGGTACTGTACCATCTACTGAAAGAATTTTGTTTTTCCAGAGCCCAATCACCTCTGAAATTCCAATATTTTTGTCTCTCATAAATGGCTTTCTTGGGCCCATAAAGCTTGGCCAATGTTTTTTGATGCCTCAAAGACCAAGTATGAATAAACACATCTATATTGTTATGGTCAAATATATTCTTCTTATAGTGTTGCCAGCATAATCTGAAATCGGCATCCCCGCCGGCACCATCCTTACCAGTACGACCACCTACAATACCGAAAAGACATAGCGCAGATTTCATATCTCTATATCCCCTATTCCCTTGTTTCTTTCTACACAAAAATGTCCCGCTGTTTTATCCAAAGAATCTTCCTTCATATCATTTATGATAATCCTTGGGCCCCGTGGTAACCCCATAATCAGATGGTCATAAAATAATCCAAATTTCTGTAATTGATCCTCGGTCAATTTTCTGGCGGATTCTTTCCTACCAGTTATCAATATTATTGTATATCCCCTTCTATCCCATTCCCTGAATTTCTCAAGAACACCTTCGAGCACTTCGGGCTTGATAATCATCTGTCCTGTCATTCCGTGACCGTGATGTTTCAAGATAGTACCATCTATGTCAATGAAAATTGTTTTCATACTGTAAACCTATAAATCCTGTCAATATTTTTTATAATTTCTGATCGTACATCAACATCGAGGGAACGAATAATTTCTTCCACTTCATCATCTGTATAATAATAGTGCATTGTCGTTTCCACTATCTTGTCCTCGCTCTTTGTCCAACGATCCCATTTGCCGCCACGATAACAAATTTCTTTTATTTTTTTTATGTCTCGATCTCTCCCAAGTTTTTTCAGTTCATTTATGTATATCCTGTTCTGGATATTTATCAGTTCCGGGCCTATATTACAGGCGTCCAAACCCATTTCAAATCTTTTCTTTATACCATCTCCAAGAAAGTCACAGTTATGTTCCTTGGAAAGCAGACCGTGTTTCTTACAGACATCAATCATTCTTCTGAAAACACCCTTGTCAAACCCGGCAATATTTGTACCATCAAATACTCTTGTCTTTCCCTGTATGACACCATATATAATTCTTCTTTCAAACAAATCTTCTCCAATCGTGTCTTTCAATTTTACAAGAAATTTATCAAATGTCTCTGCATCATATTCTTTTACCTTCTGTTCTGTCCCGACTTCATAATAGCATTCAAACCTATCGGAGATCATCAACGCCGTCATATCCACTACATTATCCATCTCGTATTCAAACCACGGATCAATATGAATAATGGAAAACCCGGCCTTCAAATCCTCCAAAAGGGTCTTGTATACTTGTTGGCCGTGGAGATGATCCCTGCATAACATTACATTCGGTAAGCGGTTCTTTACATAATTGGAAAAACCGGCTGTCCTGAAGTCGTTCACATATCCGGTATTGTAATCAATCTGATGCCGAGTTACCGTGAAACCAATATTCGCACCCGTGTTTTGAATATACTCAATAACACAGGAAATGATTTCGGGGCTCATTGGGTTTATATATAATTTTGGTAGGTTAGCTCTCTCCACAGGCTATATCTCCCGAAGTAGTATAAAAAGATGTTGAGTGGGTAATTGTGAAGTGGTGACATATTGATCCATATAAGTGGTGTCAGGACATTTACCTTATCTTCCCTGAAACCGTTTTTCTTTATAAAGTCCAAAAGAATCCCCTGACATTTACAGAAAAGATTCTTCCGTAGAATATCACATTTTATATTGCTCGAACTCATTGAGATATCAAAAAACTTTCTTGATATAAGGTTGTGATCGAGAATAAGATTGTGGTTCATTTTTGCGAAGTCATAGTAGATATCACCATTCTCAAGATCACCACCAAAGTCCTGACGCCAATCTATAAGTGTAAACGAACCGTGATTATATATTATGTTTTCAAGAATAAAGTCTCCGTGATACCCGTACATTTTGTTCGTACATAAAAGGGTATCTGGTATTGATCCAAGAAGTTTCTCAACACTCGGTACTTCACAATCATTTATCTGCTCTGTTTTATCTCTCCTTCCCGTCTTTTGTGTAAAAAGTTGAAGTCGCTCTCTCGTTTTTTTATAGTAGAAATTTTTACTGACTTCATAGAAATCTCCACTTTCACCTTTATATTTCCACAAATTTTCCTTGGCCCACCAGAGAAGGTTGGAAAAAATCTGCTCGTTCACCATTTTTGATAGGGTCTCACCTTGAACCATCCTATATTTGTAGAAGTTGTCCCTCCTGCTTATAATGTCTGGAACAAGACCCCTGAGCAGTTTACTCCTTTCGATTCTCTTATCAATAATGTTTTTATCGTGAAAGAATTTTACCACAAACTCATCGAATATGTGAATAGACTCATCTTCCTTTTCCAATATTCCTGATATTCCACCAAGATGTTCTCTCGCCAGGTTGAGGGTTTTGATGTTTCCAATATCATACCACTCATTGAAAATGATAAGTTTGAACTCATTGTCCCTCATCAATTCCTGAGTAACGTGGACATCTGACAACTGGTTATTATCAGATTGCTGAAAATATATCTCATCCGCAATCCTCCAAAATTCCTCATAGTCTTTTATACCGGCGAGACCAATATAAACATAGTCGTAGGTTGCTTCACCCTTTTCCCCAAGATCAATTACATTTGAACCGAGTGCTTTTATCGTTCTGTAATCAGAGCTGTCACCCCTACAACTACCCCCAAGCCAATTGTGATTTGGTGGTGGAATCTGGTCATTTACAATCGTGTCACACGCATGGAATATGAAGGGACATTGAAGGTGATCACGGGCCTGTAACATCGAATAGACAAGGCTTGATCCTTGACCTTCATACTTGTCAATCTCAACGAATGTGATGTTTTTGTTGGGATATGAAATTGTCAGATAGTCCCTGACATGATTGGCGAAATATCCGATGGTCACAACCAGTTCGACATTATCAGGATATTTCTCAACAATATGGGAGAGTGCTGCTCGATCCCCCAAGGGAACGAGAGATTTGTTTGTATATTTTGTGATGGAACCAAGTCTTGAGCCTGTTCCACTTGTCGTTATAAGAACCTTATAATAACCTACCATAATTATCCGCTAACCTCACAACATCATCCAGCTCATTTGTAGAACATTCAAGGTAAACAGCGGATGTTTTCCCTATCATACGGTGGATCATGCCGGGTTCAATAATTCTATAATCACCTGCTTTGAGTTCTTCCTTTCTATCTTCCAAAATAAGATCAACAATACCACTCAAAATAAGAATCGTTTCGTGCTTCTGTTCGTGGTACTGGACACTTGTCATACCACCCTTTTCAATTTCAAGAATTTTTACAACATACCTATCGCTAATGAGAAGGACTTCTCTTCCCCAAGGCTTCTTTGTCTCTGCTTCCTCTCCTGTCAAATTTATCTTTATGGTGCCAGAGAATATGTCTTTTAGCAAACGAAAGAAGTTCATCATTTTTACCCTCACACTTTTTTATCGTACCGTTATTTATCTTCAAATATTTCTTCTCCTGATCGTTATAACAGGCAATAATAGACTCATTCTGAGAAATTTTTGCAATAAATATGCCCTGAAATTTCTCATCAGTTACCCATTCACCTTGAGAAAAACTACCCTCCAAAAAATTTTTGAACAGCATAATACCTCACTTTTTTTCTTTCCAGATATAAAAATATTGCGTATTTGTATGTTTTTCAAAATCTGAATCGAATTTCAGATCGTTATTATCACAAAAATCTATAAGGTAGTTTGTCAATTCGTAAAAATCTTTATTGTAGAATATAAGAACTTGCGGGGGTTTCCAGACAATCTCAACTTCTCTTTCCTCTTCAGTATAGTCATCTGAAAACGATTTGAGTGTAATGACGGTGTTTCGGGGGCTCCTGACGATGGTTTTCAACATATTCTTATCCTGTGGAACCAGTTTATCCGATGCTTCCACAATCACATCCTTATACAGGTATTCATCAAATTTTGCCATATCAATCTGTCAACCTCTTTCCTGATTTTGTTTGTCTTACAGCTTCCTTATAAATGTCTGCCAATCTTTTGAGTGGTTCCTTGACATCCAGAATATATCTTATTGCTCCTTTATAAAAATCTCTGCTAAACCTATCGTGTTCATCCGTATAATCCTTATATTGGAGCCTCTGGTAACTTCCGGAATATTCCTTTTCTTTCTTCTCAAGAAGGTCGAGAAGCTTTTCTGATAACTCTGCTATATCATTCTCTTCCCTATATGTCGCCTCTCTGATATAATCTTTCAGTTTCATCTCTACCTCACTATCGCCTTTTCTGGAATATCTCCCCTGTGCCAGATATTTCCTTCGGCTTGTCCTGTCAATCTCATATCCATCGGGTCAAGTTGAGCAAGGTCAACTTTCAACATACTCTTACCGTATGATATGGGGTCAGGTGACAACCACACTACCTTATCAACCCTTCCACCAAAATCTGTATCCATTGCATCCTGTGACCCGTCAAGATTTCTGTTCTGATACGCCTTGATGCCTCTTTTTGTCTCTTGCCCTTTCGGTGGTCTGTGATAATAATACCTTTGCACGATATGTGGCCACCTTCCACGGGAGCTTCCGGCAATCATCGCCTGCTTATCAGGGTCAAAGTCTTTATACCATCCCTCAAACTTTTTCTGCCATTCCTTCTGTCTGGAACCTATCGGTCTACTTTCAACGAGGTAACCTTTCAATCTCATCAATCCATATGCTCCATATTCGTATGTTTATAACCACTTGGTTTACCGTACATCACTATACCATAATGGTAGGATTTGTTTTCCTGATCAATATAAGCGTGCCATCTTGCATCAAGTTCATCATATGTCAAATATGTTCTCTTTGGTGAGGCGGGATCTTCAAAATAAATCCTCTTATCATCATATCCTATTGCCACAACCCAATGTGCCCAATCCCATTCTTCGTTCCAATCTACAGGATTATCAGGCCACGCCTGAACCATCATCATTACCGGAATACCACGATCAATATACGATTTCAATTCGTCTATCGACATATTTTCCTTTTCTTCCGGTGTCAATCCATACTTTTGGGATGCCCTGACTATATCAGCCGGTTCCGCACCTATATTGGGATCAACATTCAAATCCTTTATAATGTCAGACTCGCGATATTCCTTTCCATAATAAAAAAGAACTGATTGTAATACAGAGGCCCCACAATCGTAATCATAGGTCTGTCTCAATTCCGGAAATTCCATCAGCTTTATATTGTTTACGAAGATTGAAAATCTACTCACTATTTCTCTCCTCCGTGGAGCTTCAATATATATTTATCAATTTCCTCTTGGTCTTGAACATTGTTATCTATGGCCCATTCCGTGGCTTTCTTGATAATCTTACCTACTTGAGGGCCGGGTGATAGACCCGTCAGCTCCATTACCCTGTGACCGTCCACAACCTTCATAATGTGATTGACCATCTTCTGGCCCCATTTCTTCTTTATCTCCACGGCAAGATCGACAATCTTCTCAAAATCATCCCTCGCCATAAATTTCTCTCCACGGGAAAATTCATCTGCTCTGGCTACCGCAACCAGTACATCCCAGTTTTCATCCCCAACCAGTTTGGCAATCTTACTTGGTTTCATACCGATGATTTTCTGGAACTTCATATGGTTCGCCACGGAGAAGAGGATGGCATCTCTTTCCTTGTTACTCAATCTCAATCTGTCTGCTATATCGTTTACCAGTTTGACGCCTTCTTCAGCGTGCTGATAGTATATCGGGCCTCTCTCATTATAGTCAAGAGTAACACCTTTACCTACATCGTGGAGAAGGATTGAAAGATTGATAAGTGGGTCTTTACTCCTGCTGTTTTCCAGAGCGGAAAGAATGTGTTCCCACACATCACCCTCCGGATGAAATTCCTTGACGTGCGGCATACCTTTCAGTTTGGCTATCTCCGGTAGAATGATTTCCAGTATTCCCATCTCATCGAGATAGGTGAGATATTTGGCAAACTTATCCCCACCGGAACTGGCTGCCTTGAAGATTTCCTCTTTTATTCTTTCGGCTGCAAGACCCTTTACCTTGTCTGCCAATTCCGTGGCCGCCTGTTTCGTTTTCGGGTCTATGGCAAACCCAAGGCGGGAGGCAAATCTTGCCGTCCTCATAATCCTCAAATAGTCCTCACCAAATCTATCGTGAGGATTTCCCACCGTCCTGATGACCTTGTTTTTTATGTCCTTCATCCCGTCGAAATAGTCGATGATGTTTCCCTCTGCATCAACAGCCATTGCGTTGATGGTGAAATCCCTTCGGGCGGCATCCGCCTCAAAGGAACCCACAATCTTCACGGTGTCGGGCCTTCTCCCATCCTTATATGTTCCATCCTCACGGAACTGAGCAACCTCATAACTGAAACCGCCTTCCCTGACCACGACCAGACCGAACTCCTTCGATTTACCGATATCATATACTTTCCAGATTTTGGAAAGTTCTTCCATCGGCATATTCGTGGCAATGTCAATGTCCTTTGGTTTGTCACCGAGAACAATATCCCTGACAGCCCCGCCAGTAATATAGGCCGAATATCCCCTTGATGTTATCTTTTTCAGAACAGAAACGGCACCACGAAGAATAGGTTCGGAATTATAATATTCCTTCCATTTTTCAAGTTGCTCGGCTTCAAGTAATAATCTTTTATGTAAATTCATTTATTCCCCAATATTCAGCCCTGCGGCTTCTGCATCATTTTCGGAGCCATAGTGGTAATAATCCCTTTTGACATCTTCTATCCAACTATTATAATTACTGATATATTTTTTGAGCCATTCTGGTGATAACTCAAAACTGTATTCAGACCAAAAATGTCCTTCACCTGGCGCAGTTATTTCCATCTTACCACTATTGTCTGATGTAATAAAGCCTGTAACATACTCCCTTGGTTCACCTTCCGGTGGATATAAAACAACTGGTTTCATATAACCCTTTTTGGCTAACCATCTTATCATATCAAGATGTATTTCTGCTCTGATTGGCCATACTATCAGTTTTTGTTCCTTTGGAGCAACAATAAATCTGAACCTCTTTACACCGGATGTTTTTACAAGGTTTTTCATTTCCATTGGTGTTGGATTGACATATATTTCACGATATTGTTCACCTATCCTGAAACCGATATCACCTCTACCAGAGAAGGTCGCTAAATATTTTTCCTTCAAATATTTCTTCAGCCTCATCAAAACATCCTCGCATCTTCCCTATTGGAAAAATACTTGTCGAGCCACGCCCAACTGTCATCCAATTTCTTATCACCAAAAGTATCAGTAATTACCATCTTCGACCCACGCACTTCACACGAACCAACCATCAGCGTGCCAGCGAGATATCTTTCAGTAATTGGAATGAGGCCCTTCTTTATCAAATGCTTCAACATAAAAGAGTGAATTTCAACTTCCTCATCCCATACATAGAGATTTTTCTTATTTGGATCAGCAATAAATCTCATCCCGTTCAATTTGAATTGTTGCATATCCCGAGCATCCGGATTTACATAGATCGCCAATCTTTCATCCTCAAAGGTCTCTCCGGCGGGTAAATATGATCCGATATATTTTTCCTTCAGATATTTCTTGAGCCTCATCCCTTTTCACCCCACTTGTGGTGAGTTCTCATCAATTCACCCGTATTACCAATATAGGCCATCACCCTGTCCATATTACTGAAATACTTTTCGACCCACTCCCATCCATCCGTTTGAATATGCTCAAAGTCTCTCATATTGTAACCAAGACCCCATTCAAATTTCATCTTGTCTCCGTCCGGTGAAGCAAATCCTGAAAATAAACTTTCCGGAAACCTTCCCCACTCATCTGCTGGAATTTTATCAATACTCTGAAGATACTCAAGGACGCAGGAATGAATACCCTCATCCTCCGATGCCCATATGAACATCTTTTTATTCGGTGAAAATGCTATAAACTTTATCGTGGCCTCCGGAAACTGCTGTGACCTTGTATAAACATCGGGCATTTTTCTTATCTCTTCCGGTGTTGGATTTTCATAGATGCGTGCTTTCGCACCGGCATACTTATAAAGACCCATATATTCCTCTTTCAGGTATCTCTTCAGCCTCATCCAGCTATAGCCTCCAATTCCCGTATCCACTCTTTCGGAATATTCCAAGTTCTGATAACCCTGATAAATGCCGGATCGTTTTCAATCTGTTTTTTCAGCTTCCATCTGTAAAACTTGAGATAATTCTCCATAACCTCAATTACATCGCCGTATTTCTTGACTTCCCTTGTATTACTGATAATCTTGAGTTTACCCTTTGTCTCATTGATCAAACTTCCTACGGAAAGCAACCAGTAATAATCGACAATGACAATAACCTCACCCTTGGCTCCATCCGGAATTTTATTTGAGACCTTGTATCCCCCGACAACCTGATTTATCTTATCATCGTCTACAGACTTCCATAGATTGTCATTCCTCTTGACTTGTGCCAAATCCCATATTTCCGGATTATAAAATGTAGTAAACGGGCCGATAGGAATAAAAACATACGGTGTACCAAAAAAGGCGGAATGGGGGAGGTCTGTAGTCGTAAAGACAGGAGAGCCGGGCAAATCCAGCTTCTCTATGACCCTTTCTGCACTCGGAAGGAAACTACCACGGAAACCCTCCCTGTCAGATTTTACCTTTACCATCCAACCGGAACCGTGAAAATCTGATCTCTTTGACCATCCCTTCCATAAAACTGGATCACTCCTGTCCATCTTCTTGAGAAGATCAAGAACTTCATCAAAATTCCATTCATCCCTTCTGGACACCACACCTTCATTTATAAATCCCGATAGTCTCATTTATGTTCTCGCCGCTTGTAAATTCGACCTGATATAGCTATATACTTTACCCATATTCAGGAAATACTTCGAAAGCCAACTCCAATCATATTCACCAAAAACACTATACCCTCTTGTAAACTTCATCTGGCCGCTCTCAGGTATTGCGTATCCGGCAAAAACACCATCGGCCTCAAGAGACCACGCATCACGAATTTTCCTTTTTGTGTGAAGATAGTCCAAAACATAATCGTGGATACCGCCATCACTTCTCCACATAAAAAGCTGCTCAGTTGGGGCATAGGCAATAAATCTTATTGTTTCATCCGGATTGATGTGTTTTTCGGATTTTTGAAAAGTGGGCATAAATCGTATCTCATTAGCATTCGGGTTCTCATATATTTCGGTATGTTCTCCCGCATACTTGTATATACCGATATATTCCTCTTGGAGATACTTTTTCAGCCTCATTTTCTCCCATCCTTTTCAATATAATTCATCAGCTGAGGCATATTGACAAAATACTTGTCAAGCCAATCCCATATGCCCTTGGAAATATCGTATCCCCGTGTGCCAAGACCGTATCCCCTTTCGAACTTCATCTTGTTCCCTTGTGGGGAGGCATATCCGGAGACAATATCAGCGGGTTCCCGTCCATATACATCCGTGGGTATTTTCTTTTTCAGTTGAAGCCATTCAAGAACGTGGTAGTGGACACCACCATCGGAGGCCCATATAAACAGTTTTTGTTTTGAGCCGAGGGCGAGAAATCTTATAGAGCAATCCATAAGCTCCGGATGCTTGGGTTCATTGTATATGGTGGGCATAAACCGGATTTCATTGGGGTTGGGGTTTTCATATACCTCTGTAGCTAACCCACCATACTTATACATACCTATAAATTCTTCTTTGAGATATCGTTTCAGCCTCATCAGTAACCGTCCGGATCGTCCTCTACTTCATCGTAAATCATATCCCTCAAGGCCATACGAACATCGGCCGAGTTTGCGTGTTCATAAGCAGACCCGTAATACCCAACTTCCATATCCCTTCTGGGCAATCCGAGCTGTTTTCTTGCGCCGTGAACCAGTTTAACCAGTTTATCATCGAGGGCCTGGGCCATTTTCTCAAAAGCCTCTTGGATATCGGCTGCATAATCATCTATCATTCTATCTGTAATCTCTCGTCTTTTTGGCATATACCTTCTCCTCAATATTCCTCATCTTCTACTTCATCATAGATCATACTTCTCAATTCCTGTCTTACATCCTGAGAATTGGCCAGTTCCCACAGGGAGCCGGAATAGTCCATTTCCAGATACGGCATTCTCTTCAGACCGAGTTCCTTTCTGGCCTTGTGAACCATTGATACTATCTTCGTATCTATTTTCTTCGCTTCCTTCTCATAAAAGTCTTGGATACCTGCGGCAAGCCTGTCCACCATTCTATCCGTGATCTGTTTTCTGGCTTCATCGAGCCGTTTTTCGAGTTTTGACATAGTTTTCCTCCGAAAATATCACTTTCTCCATCAAAAAAATCCTGCATCTTTACAAACAAAAAAATATGTGATAAAATACAAATTACTTGTGAGGTCGTGGAATATATAAATTTTATAAATTACAAGTTTTATTATCAAAATTATTTATGGTTTTTATGCAGAAAAAAAGGGTTATTACAGTAAAATCAATAACCCCTTTCTTGTTTCAATTGAAATTTTTATAAAATTATATAGTAAAATTGTCTTTTTCACTATTTTCAGTAAATTCTTTTATCAATTCCTCTTCCAGAGAAAGTTCCTTATCCTGACTATCAAATAATTGAGGTGATTTCTTTTCAGGTTCTCTATTGACATATCCATAGCCATCAAAGAAATCCCCACCACAATATCTGTCATACCAGTTATCTCTGGATGAAGTATACGGTGTAACAATTTTCCTGTCCCTGATATTCTCTTCTGCGGACTTGATAAAGGTTTCCTCATCAAAGTCAAGATTATAGCTCACCTTTGGTTTGGCCTCCATAATCTTCTTGGCGCCACAGGGAACATTCACCCTGACCTGAACCTTCATACTGGTATGGCTGACAAGGATGGAGATATCGTGGTTCTGATTGATCCACTTGTCATCGGTTCCGGAAAATCCACAACCCATATTATGGTGTGAATGAATGACACCGAGGACTTTCATTCCGTTTTCCAGCTTGGGGAACTGAATGTCATCAACGCTGGCAGATGTTGCTGTCTGGACAGGAATAACCATATCAACGATGTGAAACGGTTTCTCCGGTGAACCAACCAGATAACCAAGCCATTCTCTGCTTGTGTACTTTTTCATCAGGGCGTCGATCTTAGCCATCACAATAGGGGTAAGATATACAGTTATATCCTTTGGGGCCTTACTGCACTCCGTGATGCACTCCACCTTTGTCTCCCACTCGTCCGGTTCCGAAGGAGTGACAACTACGGAGGGTGAAGATTTCCACGGAGACCCCACCAAATCTTGAGCCACCCACCTACCCCCTATAAACTTTTTTATAATCATTTTTATCTTCTCCATTGAAATAATCTCTGTATATTCGATGACATTTCACTATCATAATATTTCATAATTTTTGCGACAGCCAAGGCGGCCACAATTGTAGCCGGAACAACCCAAGACGGAACAACGGTGTAACCATCCTCCGCCTCCCCCCATTCAGCCACGGCATTGTGTATGCTCATATTCATACCGTCATACCCCACCTTCATATACCGCGCACCAAATTTATGGGCTATCTTTTCGTTTGCCTGTTGTGAGCAAAGCTTATCGGTACAATCGACAACCCAATCGGATTGAGGAAATGTGTGATCCTGTAAAATAAACGGGAAGGCCAAAACCGTGGCGCTGGGTCTGATACGGTTGATGATAGACTTCGTGACCTGAGCCTTGTTTATACCGAGATATTCAATCGAAATGTCAATCCTGTTCAAATTATGCTCTTCAAAGGCATCAGGATCAAAAAGATATATCCTCTCTATACCGGACATTGCGGCAAATTTTGCCACCCAGTATCCGATACCCCCACAACCAACTACAGTTATAGATTGCTTCGTAGAAAGGTTGAGAGTGCTCTGGCGGGTATATAAATTATCCATACACAATCCTTTCACAAATTTATTGGTATATTATACCATATTTTCGATAGGTGGTAAATAGAAAAACAGGATAGAGCCGTAGTGCTATCAGACCCTATCCTGTTATGTTACCAGCCCAACTCCTTCAAGGCATCTTCCATACCAAGACGCCTGATCTGCATCTTGATAAATTCCATAATGGTTGGCTCATAAGCCCTGTACCTTGGAAACATACTTGCCTGTGAAGGAAGCCTGTTATCCTTCTTCTGATTACAAGGAACGCAGGAAGTCACAACATTCTCAAATGTTGACTTACCACCTTTTGCTTTTGGAACAACGTGGTCGAGTGACATATGAGTTGTGCTCCTCTTGCCACAGTAGGCACAAGTGTAATTGTCCCTCATAAGAACGTGCCTCTTGTTGAAAGGAACCTTTGTCTTGAAGAGGGTTCTGATAAACTTGATCAAACGAAGGATTTTAGGCAACAAGAACTTCACGGTCTTTTCCGTATTATGGATCAAGATATCAGTTGCTTTG